TGTCTAGTAGTCAAGCCCTCAAGCTGACGACTGTACAATCTTTGCCTCCTAGCTTCAATAACTGAATCTGGATTTCTTCTTCCACAGACCTTACCACCCAACGGAGCGTTTGGACTGTCTACATCTGGTCGATAGTATGCTTGAGCCACGGACTAAATAAATACTAATACTTGAATAATAACCCTAAAAACATGATTTAGTCGACCAAAACACGGAAATTTGTTCATATTTAAGCTATTCTTTACTACATGAGTACAAAAACAGCCGAAAAATTATCACTTAGATGGGCACAGGGGGAGGTGTTCAACGCAAAAAACAGATTTAGAGTCCTCGTGGCTGGCAGAAGATTCGGAAAATCCTATTTATCCTGTATCGAGCTACTAAAAGCAGCAATAGACCGCCCTGGCGAAACATATTTCTACTGTGCTCCCACATACCGCATGGCAAAAGACATCGCATGGAAAGAAATAAAGAAACTTATCCCACGAGAATGGATCCAATCCAAAAACGAAACCGACCTCAAAATCGAACTAATCAATGGATCGCTAATCGAACTCAAAGGAACCGAAAACGCAACAACCCTGCGTGGCCGAAGCCTCGCTGGAGTAGTACTTGACGAAGCAGCCTTCATGGATTCCGATGTCTGGTTCCAAGTAATCAGACCAGCCCTCGCAGATAAACAAGGTTGGGCACTCTTTATATCCACACCAGATGGTACAGCATCATGGTTCTACGATTTATGGTGTTACGTTCCAGAAGATGATACAGGTGACTGGAAACGCTGGAGCTTCACAACAATAGACGGGGGTAATGTTCCAGAAGAAGAAGTCGAAGCAGCAAAGGCCCAATTAGATACCAGAACATTCAAGCAGGAGTTCGAGGCAAGTTTCGAGAATCTCACGGGTCTCGTTGCAGTCTCCTTTTCAGATTCCAACATTTCTACCGAAGCGGAGGACATATCTATCGCCCCACTTTTATTAGGAGTCGATTTTAACGTAGATCCACTTTGCGGAATCTGTGCAGTACGCTACCGAGACATCCTCTACGTCTTTGACGAAATAATTATGACGGGCGGAGCAACAACCTGGGACTTTGCAGAAGAAGTAACCCACCGATACGGGGTAGATAGAAGAATAATAGCTTGCCCCGACCCTACAGGTGCAGCCCGAAAAACATCAGGAGTTGGCTCAACGGACCACACTATCCTACGCAGAAGCGGTTTCACTGTATCTTCCCCAAAAGCACCCTGGAAAATAAGAGACAAAATTACATCAGTAAACACCGCACTATTTGATGCAGCAGGAGAAAGACGAACTTTAATCCACCCACGCTGTAAAGAATTGATAAAATCTCTCCGAACTTTAACTTACGCACCAAACACAGGTATGCCAAATAAAAACCTTGGAGTCGACCACGCATTTGACGCTTTCGGCTACCTTTGCCTCCAACAATTTAACCTTGCCAAACCAGAGACATTAGGCCAAACTTCGTTTAGAATATACTAAGAGTTTCCTTTTTCTACTATGTACCATTCCACTACAAAGAAAAAGAAGAAGAAAAAGAAGGGAGGTAAGAAACGTGGCGAATGTTCCTGTAAATAAAGCGTTGTACTCTAGGGTAAAGTCAGAAGCAAAGCGTAAATTCAAAGTTTATCCATCTGCTTACGCTAACGCATGGCTTGTACGAGAGTACAAAAAACGTGGTGGCACTTACAGAGTGGAGAAAAAACGTGGCAAGAAGTAGTGGTGGTCTAACCCGTTGGTTCAAGGAAAACTGGGTAGATGTCAAAACTGGCAAGCCTTGTGGCCGTCAAAAAGGCGAAAAGCGAGGCTATCCAGCTTGTCGACCCAAAAAACGTGTCTCAAGTAAGACACCTAAGACTGTCGGAGAGATGTCAGCAGCCGAAAAAGCACGATTTAAACGCGAAAAAACAAGCAGTAAGAAGATAACTTATCAACATAGACGTAAAAAGAAGAAAAAATAGCTGTGAAAGTTGCAGTTTCACGGTAATATAGTGCTATATAGTATATTTCGCAAAAATCATGGCATTTTTTCGTGGTGAAGAAGGCTCTGTATCATTTGATAACGGAACTGGAACAGTTGGAGCTATAGCTTCTACAACAGCTTGGACTTTAGATACAACAAAAGACACATTAGAAACTACTTCTCATGGTGCAACCTCAAGAAGTTTTGTTGGTAGCCTAATTTCTGGTTCTGGTACTGTTGATCTTCTTTACACAGCAACATCTGGAGATGATACTGCTGAAATTATTAGTGATGTATTAACAACAGAAGATGCTGGCGATGCTACATTCAACTTATTCTTAGATACATCAGGAAGTAAAAAATTAAGTTTTAACGCAATTATTACAGGAACTTCATTCAATTCTACTGTTGGTGATATTTCTACAGTATCAGTTAGTTTTATAACTAATGGTGCTATTACTTCTGCTCTCTAATGCCTAAAGGATCTTATTCGAGCAAACAACGTAAACTTGCTGCTGTTGCTCCACCACGGGATAAGATCACGACTGCTGATCTTAAAAAGCTACGTTCCAAGAAAAAGAGGAAGAAAAAATGAAAACTTTAACTCAAAGACAGGAAGATGCTTTAGCTAGACATAAAAAGAAGGGCACTCATACTAGAAAGCACATGGAAGAGATGAAAAAGTTAATGTTAAGAGGTAAAACTTTTACCGAAGCCCATAAAATGACAATGAAGAAGGTGGGAAAATAATGCCACGCAAAAAGGGAGTCAGTTTATCCGTAGGAAGAGGCGAAAAGTCTAAGAAGGGAGGACTGACTGCAAAAGGCAGAGCTAAATATAATCGTGCAACAGGCAGCAACTTACAAGCACCTGTTACTGAAAAGAATCCAACAGGAAAAAGAGCAGCAAGAAGAAAATCGTTTTGTGCCCGTATGAAAGGTATGCCTGGTCCACTAAAAGATAAAAAAGGCCGACCAACCCGAAAAGCGTTAGCATTAAAAAGATGGAGGTGTTAAATGACTTACGCTGTACCTGGACCAATTAGAACCAACATAATCTCATCTACTTCTGTAGGTGGGATAGACAGTCCTTTTACTCGCACGAGGGCTGTCCTAGACATGATGAAAGGTTGGGAAATAATGAAAGCTGTAACCGAAGGAACAGATTACCTCCGAACAAATAGCGAAACATTCCTACCACTAGAGCCAAGAGAAGATTACGATGCCTACCTAGCTAGAGTAAATCGTGCTGTATTTTCCCCATTCACCCAAAGATTAATCCGAGCAGCCACAGGTCTTGTATTAAGAAAACCAATAACACTCAATGGTGATCCTTACTGGACCGAAATGTTCAAGATGGATGTAGATGGCAGAAAGTCAGATTTAGACGAATATGCTAGAAGATTACTGATGTGTTCTCTTACATACGGCCAGAGTCACATTCTTGTAGATTATCCTGCACCATCAGGAGCAGTAAGTCTCGCAGAAGAACGTCAACAGAACCGCAGACCTTACTGGATCGAAGTCGACCCAAATAATCTTTATGGTTGGAGACTAGATAGAGAATCAAACTATGGAAACTTAATACAAGTAAGAATCGGTGAAAAAGCTGTACTCCCAGACGGACAGTTCGGAGAAAAAGTATTCGATCAAATAAGAGTAATCGAACCAGGAAGTTACAAAGTATTTCGCAAAAAAGAGCAGATAGAAGAAATGTATGACGTATCAGATGGAAGTTCTGCTGGTAGTTTTGAAGCTGGATCATCTGATAAAGACTACAAACAGGTTGAGTCTGGTGATTTTTCTCTTGGAGAAATACCTTTAGTCACAATTTATTCGGGAAAAACAGATAATTTAGTCAGCAAACCTCCTTTACTCGATATTGCATACTTAAATCTTGCACATTTTCAAAGACAGGCTGATTTAATACATAGTTTGCACGTTGCATCTCAACCTATGCTTGTAATGGAAGGTTATGACGATCAGACAAAAGACCTTGCTATATCTGTGAATTATGCGATGGCAACTCAACCAGGTAACAAAATATACTATGTAGAACCAGCTTCCAGTGCTTTTGATGCACAATCAGCAGAAATAAAAGAGCTACAAATGCAGATGGCAACACTCGGAATTAGTACATTATCACAACAGAAGTTTGTTGCAGAATCAGCAGATGCTCGCAGACTAGATCGTGTAGATACTAATTCTATGCTTGCAATGGTTTCTATGGAACTAGAGCAAAAACTACAAAAAGCCTTCAATCTCTCAGCCGAATATGTTGGAATCGAACCACCAGAAGTAAAAATCAGCAGAGATTTTGATATTGAAAGATTAATTGGTCAAGATATTACAGCCTTAACATCTTTATTCGATCAACAAGTCATTGATAGAGAGGAATTTAGAGATATTTTAGTTCAAGGTGAAGTATTACCATCAGCAAATGAGGCCAAACCCGAATAGTTTGATACAATAGTAGATAAGTACACACATTCTCATGGCTGGATCTCTTGATAAAGTTCTGCAATCTGACGGAACGTACAAATGGGAAGTAACAGAGTTAAAACCTAGAACACAGGAAACTACTGAAGTTACTCCCGAACCCAAAGCAACTAAGAAAAAAGTTACTAAAAAGAAAACAACTAACCCACTATCTGAATAATTAATGGCAATCGAAGAAAAAGTCATTCAGCCTGATTCCGTGAATCCTCCTGAACAGCCCGTGGCTGACACTCCTTCACAACCACAAGCACCTGATCTCAGTTCTGTAAAAGCAGAATATGAGGCAAAATTAGCTGCTGCCCGTAAGGAAGCTGCTGAAGCCGAGGAAAAATTCAAAGGCATCAAGGGAAAACTGGATGATGTCTATAAACAGAAAGAGGAAAAACGAACCAAAGACTTAGAAGAACAGGGTCAATGGAAAACTTTGTGGGAAGAAGCTAACAAAACAGCCCAAGATAAAGAGCAGCAGATATTATCTTTGTCTCAGCAGCTTGAGGATATGAAAAATTCTCACGAAGTAGCTTCCACAAAAACAGCAGCCCTCGCAGCTATCAGTAATCTTGGAGCGATAAATGCAGAACAAACTTTATCATTGTTACAAAATAAGTTACAAAAGAACGCTAACGGAGAAGTTGTTGTTCTCAATGGTGGAGTAGAACAAAATTTAAATACCTATCTCAGTAGTCTCAAAAACCCTGGAAGTGGTTGGGAACATCATTTCAAGCCTAGTAGTGCTGCTGGAATGGGTGCAAAGCCTAGTCCTATAGCAAATGCTTCTGGAGGTCAAGTAAATCCCTGGAAAACGGGCAACCTCACACAACAAATGCTACTATTAGAGCAAGATCCGCAGCTTGCAGCAGTGCTCAAGCAAGAGGCTCAAAAATAGTTAGTTTCTGTGAAACTAATCCCCTCGTCTGTGACTAGGGTATCGCAAAAGTAACAAGGTAATCTGAATGGCTGCTCCGTTTCAGAATTATTCTGGCGGTGTCCTATTAGCGGACATCGTTAAGAGAAATAATCTCAGCACATATGTTTCCGAAGCTATCAAGGAACGTAGTGCATTTATCAAATCTGGTGCTGTTGTAAGAAACTCACTTCTTGACGCAACAGAAGGTGGAACAAGAATACAAGTTCCAGAATTTAACCCAATCGCTCCAACTGAAGAAATTTTAGATGGTACAGCAACATGGGGTACAAGTAACAATGGTTATTTGACACCACAAAAGATTGGTACAGGAACACAGATCGCAACTATCTGTCATAGAGGTTTTGCGTATGCTGTTGATGACGTAGCTGTATTGGCTGCTGGTGAAGATCCAATGGGTCACATCAGAAACCAGATTGCAGATGCTATCAATAAGCTAAACTCTGCAAGACTATTTAGTTTGCTAGATGGTTTATTTGGATCTACTTTTGGACCATTAGGTGCAAACGCACTTGACCTAAGTAAAGGTACTGCTTCTGGTGCTGGCACTGATAACTTCTTAACAGCAGCTACAGTTGCAAGAGCAAGAAACCTTCTTGGAGAAAGAGGAGAAGAGCTAGATACTCTAGTAATTCACCCATCTGTTGCTTACTATCTATATCAGGTTGGTATGTTGACATTCTCTAGTGATTCTCTAACTTCTGGTGGTGCTGTCCAATGGGGTGGCGGTGGTGTTGGTGTAACTGACAGATTTC